AACACAGAAATAAGAGAAGGTAAGTTTTTAAATGATCCTGAAGAGTCTTATAGAAACTTTATTGAGTGGTATACGGTTAGGATTAATAAAGAGGTAGAAAAGAGAAAATCTAAGACTGGAAAGCAAAGATTACAAGAAAGTCTCAAGCAAAAGCTGTCTCAGTTTGAAGCTCAAAAGGATGACATAGTTAATCTGTTTAAAGTTAGTAGTTTATTGTCGCAAGCCAAGCAAATCTTCATCAACAAGTATAATAATGCTGTTTATAACACCAAACACTTCATCGATGAGGGTGAAGGTGTGTTAAGAGTTACTTCTCCAGAGGGATATGTAGCAGTTGATAGAGATGGTAATGCTGTTAAGCTTGTTAACAGATTAGATTTCAGTAGCGCTAACTTTCAAAAGGATAAACCCGGATCATGAAGACATTTAGAGAGTATTACGAGGATAGAGAACACTTAAGAGATAACGAGACAGTTGCTCTACTTGCGGGTGGCTTTAAGCCTCCTCATAAAGGTCATCTTGAAATGTTTACTGAACTTCTCGGGGATGCAGACAGAGGTGTTATATTCATTGGCAAAAAGCAAGATAGAGAAGGTAGAGAATGGATAACACCTGAAGCATCAAAAGCTATTTGGGAGATTTATACACAAGGCGGTAAGCCAGTAGAAGTACATATTGCTCCTATTAGTCCTGTAAAGAGTACCTATGATTATGTTGATGAAAATCCCAATGCAAACATTATTATAGGAGCTGGCCAGGTGATGCAGCTCGTAATAAAGGGTTTGAGAATGAAGAAAAATATCCTAATGTAAGTATCAAAAATGTTGTAAAACCATTGGGTGGAGGTATAAGAGCATCAAAACTGGCTCCTCTTCTAAAAGATGGTAACATTAAAGAAGCAGTTGAAAAGTTTGTCCCTGATTTTATTGAAGGTACAAACAGAGACGCAGTTATTGATATTTTACAGAAAGACTGGGATAATAGATAAATAATAATATGAGAGACAAAAAGCGTAAAGAAAGTAAACTCTTAGAAGAGGCCTATGGTAAGGTTTGTAATGAAATGATTGACACTGATGTCATCGTTACACAAGAGCCAATTGATGCTGTAGAAGTAGAGACGACACCATGCGACGCAGTTACGCAAATGCATGATACTAGCATCGATGAAATTGCTCATAATGCTATTACCGCAATTTATGAATTAGCAAAAGCAGCAGGATCGAGCATTGTTGTTGATATACAAACAGAAGAAGAAGTTGTAGATATATCTAATATTGGATATGAAGATATAGAAATTGGATGACCGGAAGGATTGTAAGCAGTTTGCTATGAAAAATTTTAAACAGTTCTTTATTGAAAAACAACTCTTCGGTCTTATAGAGTTTTTCGATATTGATGGGGTAGGTAAGGTACCAGCTAAGTTAGACTCTGGCAATGGTGCATATAATGTATTACATGGAGAGGATATTCAGGTACAAGGTGATAAGGTGTTTTTTAGAACTGTTAACAACAAGACCTTACTAAAGGATAAAAAGGGAGAGATTACTATTAACGTTGGAGCAGGTAATACAGAGGATAGACCCATCGTGGAGTTTGATTTTACTATAGGTGACAAGGAATTTACCGGTATACCTTTTACATTAAGTGATAGAGCGACCAATCTCTATAAAATTTTAGTAGGTAAGGATTTTATAGTAGATCAATTAGATGGTATTATAGATCCAGATCGTGAAAATATCGCGTATAGTAATGTAGANNNTGAGGTTTAATTACCTCTCCAGTCAGAAACAAACTGATAAAACTCATTTCTGGTTGCGACATCTTCTAAAAAGTCAGAACTTAGTCGACTAGTCTTCATTTCACATCCATCATGCTTAACTCCTCTCAAGCAAGCGCATGTATGTGTTGCAGATATCATTACTGCTACACCTTTATTACCTTCACAAATTTCATCAATAGCTTTATGAATTTGAATAGTAAGACCTTCTTGAATTTGCGGTCTTCTTGCATAATGTTCAACAATTCTATTTAGCTTACTTAATCCAATAACCTTACCACTTGGAGATGGTATATAAGCTACATGAGCCCTACCAGAAAACGGTAAATGGTGATGTGAACAAAAAGATTTAACAGGTATACCGCCTTGAAAGACCATTCCGTCATAACCATCTGATGGAAATGCGGTTACTTTAGGTGGGTCGTTATAACAACCTGCTGCCAAATCATTAACAAAAGCCTTTGCAACACGTGTTGGTGTATTATCACTATTAGGGTCGTTACGCCAATCATTCTTAATGCATCTAAATATTTTTCGTAAGCTTTTGATGCATCTTCAATAATTTGTAATTTTTGTTCTTCTGTTAGTGGTATATTACCATTAGCTGTGTGCAGTTTTATTGTCTGATCCATATGATCATTATATTGTATAATTTTATAATATCAAGAAACTTTATATTGCAGTTGATTATTTTTTTCACACAACTAATTAACCGTGATTGGGACGGGGGAGCTAATCTTTTAACACTTTACCCGTTGACATCTAACGCGTTTATCATATAATAAACATATGAGTGTTTATACGTCGTCAAAACAAATTGAATTAGGCTCTGCAGCGTTTCGTCAGTGGAGAGCATCACACAGTCACTGCAGATTTTTACATGGTTATCAACTTAAAGCTAGATTTACATTTGGTTGCAATAGTTTAGATGATAAAAACTGGTGTGTTGACTTTGGAGGGTTAGATGATCTTAAGAAAATTCTTAGAGATCAATTTGATCATACTACAGTAGTTGCAGGTGATGATCCGGAGTTGCAAAGCTTTAAAGATCTTAATGATAAAGGTGTTATACAGTTAAGAGTAATGGAAGAGGGTGTTGGTACCGAAAAATTTGCTGAATGGGTTTTTAAAACCGCTGATACTTTTATCGAAGAAGTTACTGAAGGCAGATGCTTTGTTATAAATGTAGCAATTACTGAACACGATAATAATTGGGCAAGTTATACAAGACCAATTGAAGAGGATACAACATATGTTGATGAAGAAGGTGGAAAGGTTTTTGTCAAAAGTGAAGAGCCAGCACCTGAACCTGAGCCAGTACCTCAGCCAGTACCTCAGCCAGCAGCTGCACCACCTAGACGAGGAGCAAATGTAGGTAATAAGGTATCACGTGGTAAGGGTAGTTGGTTTGAAGGAACTACGTGGGGTTAAGTTCCTAACACTGCACATATAAACCGAAGTATCTTACTTCTAGATATTTCGGAAAGACCAAATTCAAAGGCATGTATGCCATTGTCTTTACATTTTTTATTATTAAATTTATTAAAGATCTCTCTGTAACCTGATCTATTAACATCAGCTTGATTGCAATCACCACATACAATATATCTCGAGTCGCGACCAAATCTTGTAAGAATAGTCGTTAACTCTTTACGTGATAGATTTTGTGCCTCATCAACTATAACCAAGCTCTTATTAAACGTTAAACCTCTTACAAAGTTAACAGGTAAAGCTTCGATAACACCTTTTTGTTTTAACATCGAACAAGTAGAGTGATCAGTAATTTCAATTACCTTTTCTTCTAACGGAATCGCATATGGAGAGAATTTATCATCAATCTCACCTGGTAAAGATCCTAGACTACGTTCAGCTGACTCTGCTATTGATCGTATATAAACTACCCTACTAAAAGTTTCTTGTTTAATTAACTCTAAACCAGCATACACAGCTATATATGTTTTCATACTACCTGCAGGACCATCAACAAAAGTTATCTTTGTGTTAGGATGTTTTAAACAGTTGTAAAATTCCTTATGTACGGGATTAAAATAAAAAGGTTTTTTTATTTTAAAATTTAAAAGCCAGTTAGGACTGAAAATAGCCTCTACTGGCATTTCCACTTTAAATTCTTTACGCTTACGCGCAGTTTTTACGCTCATGTACTAATATTTAGTTGAAAAACACGCTTATGAATACTATAATATAAAGTATATGGTAGATTGTGATAAACAGACACTGCTTATATCTGACGATAAGATCTTTTATACTATAGAGGGTGAAGGTGAATATGTTGGAGAGCCATCTTTATTTTTTAGATTATCTTTATGCAATCTAACATGTAAAGGGTTTGCTTCAAAAGATTCACCTAATGGTTGTGATTCATTTATTTCTTGGTCTGTCAGAAATAAAATGACATTTAATGAAATATTTCAATATATGGAAGAACGACAATATATTGAAAAGCTTAAAAACAATGTAATACTTAAAATTACTGGAGGTGAACCACTAGTACAGCAAAAGAAACTATTAAAATTTATTGAAGCTTTTATTGAAAAGTATGATTTTATTCCACGTATAGACTTTGAAACTAATGCTACAATAATGCCTGATAATATATGGGTAGATAAATATTTAGCTACCTTTACAACTTCACCAAAACTTACAACCAACGGAGATCCGGAATCTAATACATATAAACCGGAGGTGCTTAAATGGCATAAAAATAATAGATCTGGTTTTAAGTTTGTTATTAATAAATCTTCAGATATTAATGAAATTTGGGATAAGTATGTGACAGATAATAAAGAAATTAATTTACCGTTAGATCGTATATGGTTAATGCCCGTAGCTGGTAGTAGAGAAGAACATATTACTAACGCTCCTGCAGTCGCAGAATATGCTAAAGCTTTAAATGTAAAATTTTCTTCAAGATTACACTTATTAGTGTGGGATATGGCATTAAAGGTATAGAATCTGAAAAAAAAATAGCTAAATAACGTAATGAGAATCGCATTTTCTGGCACAGGTAATTCAGGTAAAACTACAACAGTAAAGAGTTTTCTTTACACATGGGATAATTATACAACACCTGAAAAAACATATAGGGATTTAATACAAGAAGATAATCTAAAGCATTCAAAAGACACAACTCCTGATACACAATCAGCTATTCTTGACTTTATGTCAAAAGTACAAGAAGAAAATAAAGACGTACAACATATTGTATACGATAGATGTACTTTAGATAACATTGCTTATACTTTATGGTCACATGAAAAAGGAATAGAAGGATTTACTAAAGAATTTTGTGCAGACCAAATAGCAATAATGCGTGAATCAATGAAACATTTAGATATTATATTTTTATGTAAATTTGATGAAAGTCAACAAATCGAAGACGATGGTACGAGGGAGACTGATAAGGAGTATATTAAAGAGGTAGATAATATTTTTAATTCATTGTATAGTCAGTATTCACAGAACGTTGAATCGGATATATTTTTCCCGAAAGGTGATTCACCGTGTGTGTTAACCGTACCTAGTGATGCACAGAAAAGAATAGATCTAATTTCTGAATATGTAGCCGAAGATGGTGACATGTATGGTGATGAAGATTCGATTTTAAACTCAGAAAATTTAAAAGAGCTAGAGTCATTAGTATACCAACAGAAAGCAGAAGTAGATCATGAGGAACATATGAAAGACTTACATAGAAAATTTGGAATATGATAGGAGTTGGTATTATTACATGTAATAGACCGGAGTTTTTTAAAAAATGTAGAGAGTCTATTAAAGAAGAGTGGTATGATCATATCGTTGTAGTTAATGACGGTAAAGGGCCGCTATTTGACGCTAATTCACCAATAATTGCAACAACTGGAATGGAGGGTGTAGGACGCGCTAAGAATATGGCTCTTAAACACCTACTGGAGAAGGATTGTGATTATATTATTTTGGTAGAAGATGATATGTTATTTAAAGGTGATATTTTTGAACAATATATTAAAGCTCATAAAGCAACTGGCATCCACCATTTTATGTTTGCATACCATGGCCCAGCAAACAAGGCTGGAATTAGTGGTGGTAAGCCTGTACCACGTAAAATTATCGACTACGGTAAAGTAAAAATTGCTTTAAACCAGCACTGTGTAGGGGCTGTTTGTTTTTATACACGAGAGTGTTTAACTGAAGTGGGTATATATGATGAAACTTACACTAATGCGTTTGAACATGTAGATCATTCCTACGAGCTTGCTAAAGATAACTATAGCACGCCGTATTGGTGGTGGGCAGATATTGCTAATAGTTTGGATTACGTTGTTGAACAAGCTTGTTCTGAAGATAGCTCCGCTATTAGGCCCAGAGATGACTGGCAATCTAACATTAAAGAGGCATGGGGCAAGTTTACCGATAAACATGGTGTTGGGCCTACCTCAGTTCCAGATGTACCTATTAATGAAGTAATAAAAAACCTTAAACAAATAAAAAATGACCGATAGAAAATATTTACCCACGTTTGCAGAGCTTATAGATCGTATGACTATTTGTCAGTTAAAGTCTATCTTTATACCTGATAATAAAGAGGCGTATGATGAAGAGATTAGTGATATAAAGTATGACCTAGATCAAATTATTAAGGAAAAGAATATAGATCTTACAGCAGAACTAATTAGGGCAGTTAGTATTGTAATGTTATCTAATAGGTATATATGGGAAAACGAAAGTAAAGTTAGAAATAGCGCGGATGATGATGAATCTTACCTACTTAAATTAACACATTCTATTAACGGTGTTAGAAATACCGCTAAAAATGTAATTTCAAAAGAGCTAGGTGAGCGAATTGACCTAAAGACAGACTGCCTTGCCGCGGAACTTAAATCAAACCTACAAAATTGGGATGTATTTTAAGTCTATTGCAGACATAGAAGGGTTAACCCTAATTGAACCTGATTTATATAAAGATGACCGTGGTGAAAATTTTGAAGCGTATGATACACATACCTTTAAAGAGTTTATAAACGGTAGCCCTACTCTTTCACAGCAGTTTAAGGGTAAAGAATTCGTATTAGATACTCTTTCCAAGTCTAAACAGAACGTATTTAGAGGATTACATGGTGATAATAAAACATGGAAGCTTATAAGCTGTTTATATGGTGAAATTTACCTTGTAGTGGCTCAACCATCGACAAAAAAATGGGTAGAATTTTATTTAGACAGTAAAACCCGCAATCAAGTGCTGGTACCTGCAGATTGTGTAAATGGTCACTATTGTATTAGTGAAGAATGTTTATTTAGTTATAAAATGACAGAACATTACGGTGGTGTTGATAGCCAATACACGGTAAAGTGGTACGATAAAGATTATAATTTTAATTGGCCAATTGATTTAAACCAAGCTATAATTTCAGATAGAGACAAATAATATGAAAGTGTTAATTACAGGAGGAGCGGGTTATTTAGGTAGTATACTAACAGGTCTACTATTAGATAACAAATATAAAGTTACAGTTGTAGATAATTTAATTTATAAACAGTTAAGCTTAACAGATTATTGTTATAATGAAGATTTTACCTTTATAAAAGGTGATGTACGCAATTTAAAGCAACTAGTTAACCTTAAAGATTATGATGTTATTATCCCATTAGCAGCTATCGTTGGAATGCCAGCGTGTGATCGTAATATGATTGAAGCGACACAGATTAATTACGATCAGATCGATAGTTTAGTTGAAAATACATCAAAAGATCAACAATTAATATTACCAAACACTAATTCACAGTATGGCTCTTCAACAGACATTATTACTGAAGAGAGTCCATTCAATCCACTATCACATTATGCAAAAACAAAGTGTGACGCTGAATTATGCTTGTTAAACAGTGAACGATCAGGTGTAGCCTTAAGATTAGCTACAGTATTTGGTTTATCACCACGTATGAGATTGGATTTATTGGTAAATGATTTCGTATATAGAGCTGTTACAGATAAATTATTGGTGTTATTTCAAGCTTCCTTTAAGAGAAACTACATTCATGTAAGAGATATTGCTAATACGTTCTTATTTGTTATAGAAAACTACGATAAATGTGTTGGAGAGCCATTTAATGTTGGGTTTATCGTCAGCTAATTTAAGTAAACTGGAGTTAGCTCAGCGTATTAAACAATATATCCCAGATTTAGTGATTATAGAAGACGAGTTCGCAGAAGATTTTGATAAACGTAACTATATTGTGTCAAATGAAAAGCTCGAATCTCTTGGATGGGCTCCATCCTTTACATTAGATGACGGAATTGAAGAGTTAATTAAAGGTTATCAATTTATTGCAACATTTAAAGATAGAGATTTTACAAATTTATAATGGATGTTCTGTTTATATCACCTGGTAATAGTAAAGGTATATATCAAGACCTTGCTGATAAGTATGCTGCTATCGAACCACCCACGTGGTCGCTACTTCTTGCAGAATCTTGCAGGTCAATAGGCTATAAAGTTGGTATATGTGACGCAAATGCTGAACAATTAACATGTTCAGATGTTTTAGACCGTGTTAAACAGCTAAAACCACGCCTTATATGCTTTGTAGTATATGGTCAAAACGTTAATGCTGGTACAGTTAACATGTCTGGTGCGGTATACCTCTCTAGTCATCTTAAAGCTCATAATATTAAAACACCTATAGCTTATGTCGGTTCACATGTACAGGCGCTACCTGTAAAAACACTAAAAGATGAGCCTTCTATTGATTTCGTATTTGCAAACGAGGGAGTTTACTCTTTAAGAAACGTTCTAAGCTTAAAAAACATAGATATTGACGATTTAGGTGATATTAACGGTATTGTGTGGCGAAAAGACGGTAAACCGACGTTTAATCCTCCTGAAAAGGTGGTACCACGTGATAGAATGGACATAGACTTACCTGGATATGCGTGGGACTTACTACCATACGATAAAACACCGTTGGATTTGTATAGAGCCCCGATGTGGCACGCAGAATACGATGAAACCAAGCGTTCTCCCTACGCTGCTATTCAAACTTCACTAGGATGTCAGTTTGGATGCAACTTTTGCATGATTAATATACTAAACCGCAATGATAATGAAGAAATTGG